GGCCTGATAGATGATGCCATCGCCGACGCTCCAGTCCACGATGGACTGCACGGCCCGGGCAAAATAGGGAAAATCGCGCACCAGCTGGCGCACGCGGCCGCGCACGGCCGAAGAAGAAGCCCCGATGATATCGTTGACGTTGGTGTTGAGCGGCTGCCAGTCGCCAGTCAGCCGATCGGTTTTGGCGGCAGCGTAGGTTTCATAGCGCAGGCGGGTTAAAGCTTCGCGGGCAAAGGCGCGTTTGACGGCCGTGCCCGGCGCAAAAACGCCGATAAACCGGTCAACGCCGGAGGATAGGCGGCCTGCCACTAAAAAGGCCCCCCGTTTTTGGCGTAGGTGCGAAGCGGCACAAGGCCCAGCTCGGCCTGCATATCCGAGCGCAGGGCCTTTAGCTCATCAAGCTGGGTGCGCTGGTATTCGCGGGTGCTGCCCCCCACGTCCATCTGCACGATGCGCTTTCCAAGGGATAGCTCCACGATCGCTGCTTCGACGGCGTCCAGGTTTGCTTGAGTCCAGGCCATAAAATCAAAAACCCCATGTTATGGTGGTCTAACTTTGATGCTGCCACCATAACATGGGATTTTGACTGTTTTGGAATTTAGGGCCGCTTATAAGCGTGACGGGTATTTGCGGGTATTTAGGCTTATTTAGGGTTTTTTAAGGTTGACACAGGTTTTCTATGTGCGCCGACCGGATTATCCCGGACGGCGCGTCTTTCCATAAACCATTTACCATTGCGGCGCATTTGCTTCTGGCCCGCTGGTAGCCTGCGGATTGCATCTGGGTTCTTTTTCGATACGCTCGCACCCATCAATCTTAACCAGCCGGGTCTCATCAAACCATTGCCAGTCTTGGACCGTGCCATCGTCTTTAACCTTCTGCGCAGCCAGCCCATAGTGGGTACAATCTGTAAAATACTCTGTGCGCGCCATGGCAACGCCCTGAAATCCCGTGATTTTGTCTTTCAAGATTTCTCCCAGTTCAAACTTCATGATAATTCTCCTTTTTGATGATATTGGCATTGGCATCCGATTCGAAATGAATGGGATTCTGCCCAAACCTGTACCTTTACAAACATGACATCGCATTCTCTTCCAAAACATCCAGTAAGGATGCTCCGAACTATGAACCTTTCCACTGCCTCTACAGCTTCGGCAAAAGTTTACCATTTATCACCCCCTAACAAAAACAGATAGACGCTATGGATGATCGTCCAGGACCTCCGCGCAACCCTTTGCGGCACACACCAGCACGGGCTTTGGTATGTACTGTGTCTTGCCGGTCGAGTTGACCAGCCCGGGCGCCTTTTTCATCTGCAAGCCCGATACAAAGGTCTTTGCACCGCACTTTTTGCAGACCACATCGGGTATATCCTCCAGATCGCATAACAATTTGAAATCCAATCCAGCGGCTTTTTGTTGCTTTCTGAACATCTTGACATTGGACTCACTCATCGGTTTTGCTCTCCTTTTTTAAGTGATTAAATGACCCCGTTTTCTATGAGATCCGCCCGAAAATCGCGGATGAATAAATCCATCAGTTCCCTTGTGATCTGTTTTTGAACGACATAGCGGCAGCAATCCAATATTTCGCCTGATCTTCTATCGCAAATGCCGATCTGAAGCGTTCTTTCATCTATTTTGGTAAAAATCGGCAACACTTCGTCCGGCAAATCATGACCCATGACATTTACTCCTTTCTTGCGCGGATTTTACCGCGCTGCCGCCTTTTTTCTTCCCCGCGTAGACATCGGCGCTGCCTCCTGGTGTTCTATTCCGAGCGGCGTATAGGAAGAAAGCGCATCACAAACCATGAACCGCCACCAACGACACAGCTCTTCACGGCTGCTGGTCCACTGACCCAGGTTTTTTTTCATGGGCATGCTCGGATACTGCTGCTTCCAGCGGATGATCGTCGATTCGCTGGCACCGCCCAGCACGCACTGGATCTGCTTCATGCCAATCAAAATGTCTTCTTCGGGCTTGCTCATCAGTTGTTTTTCCCCATTTTTAGATTGTCAAATTCAACATCAACTACCACATGCCCGCCCGGGCCGGCGCCGGCGGCGTCTTTTCTGATACCGTCTCAGGCTCCGGCTTTTGCCAGAACCTCACCCCCAGAATATCGGCGGCCAGCAACAGCAGCGCCGATACATCCCAGGCGTGGTTGGGTTTTTCGTGCGGGTTTTCCCACAGCCCGCTATCCGGGTTGACGCCCTCAACGGTCATCTGCCGGGCCCACTCATCGGTCAGCTCCTGGCTGTAATACCAACAGCCCGGATCGCCTTTGGAAACCTCCAGGATGGATGACAGCTTGTTTTTGTAAAAATTGGTGTCCCAGCGCACCAGCACGATCCCGCCGGGGATCTGCTTTTTCGTGCCCGGATAAACATCAATATTGGAATAGGCAAAAGGCTGGGTCTGCCGATCCTTGCCCTGGCAGGGAAACACCAGACCGCGATTGAACCGGCAAAAATCGTACACATCGGATGTCTTGTGGCCCATGGCGTCCTGGGCGACAAGATGCACGGGATAGACAAGGCCGGCGGCGTCCTTGTAGACATCTTCCCAGAGTACCTTTCTCAAGGCGTCAAAATCGGTCACAAACCCGCTGCGAATGGCCCAGGAATCCCCGGCAAAACCCCATCCAAAAGCCCTGATCTCGTACCAAAAACCATTATCCTGGGTATCCACGCCGGCAGCCAGGCACGCTACCACGCCACCGCCAGGCACAAGGCCTGCAGGCCGATCGTCTTTGAGCTTTAAAATTCGCTCTTCGGTACGCACCTGCTCGATGATCTTCCAGGGCTCGGCGGCAAAACCGTTTAAAAAGTCCTTGAGCTTGTTTTTGTCGGTTAGGCCCTTTAAAAACGCGGCCGAGCACTCCCACAGGGCAACAAACGGCGACAGCCAGGCCGGCAGGTGAAATCCGATGCGCATCGGCTTTTGGCTTTTTAGCACCGCCTCGATGGCCATGCCGGTGGCACGATCACGCCACTGGCCGTCCCGGACCGCCCGATCGCGCGCGGCATCATCCCATTTGGCCTCGCACATCTTGCACTCGTACCAGACCTCGCGCGTGCGCTCGATGATTAAAGGATCCCGGACCCCATCTGTCCAGCGTATCCCTTCGAATACCATTTTCTGCATAGCCCCGCAGGAAGGACACATCACCCAATAGTCGAACACTACCTGGGCCTCGCAGGTCAGCGCCACCCAGATCGGCCCGGACTCGATGGTCGGCGAGCTGGTGCGCCACAGCTTGCGCATGCCGGAAAATGTTCGCATGCGCTTTTTAAGCAGATCGACCGGCGAGCCTTCTTTTTTACTGGCTGTCACCGGGTACTTGTCTTCTTCGTCGGCATGGGCGTATTTGACCGGCCTGTTGGCCAGGCGCCCGGGCGAGTTGGACCAGGCCATGTATAGAATCATGTGCTGCAGGGTCATCTTGATTCCGCCCAGGTCGTCGGCGTAGCCGGTGAGGTACTCGCGCAGCCGCGGCGAGTCCATAAACATAGGCTTTAATCTGTCCTTGGCATTGTCCTTGGCATCGGTTTCGGCTGGAAACACGATCATGGCGTTGCCCGGCCGACGATCGGCGGCGTATCCAAGGCAAGTATAGACGCTTTCGGTCTTGCCGGTCTGGGGCGCTGCGCAGACGATGACTTCCTCGACCGATTTAAAAAACGAGGCGTCCATGATGCCGGCGAGATAGGCCACGTTGTGGTTCCGCCAGGGTCCCTTGAAACGCGCGGTTTCAGGCAAGACGCGGTGCCGCTCGGCCCAGATGGACACCGGAATAGGGCGCTTTTTGCGCAGCACACGCTTTTCGCGGCGGTCGAACTTGACCGGGATCCGCGCCGGCCCCGATCCGGACGGCTCAAACAGGCCGGCGGCCAGGGCGTCTCCGGGCAGCAGGCGCAGCCAGCGCGGATCGGCCTGGATAGGGCAGGGGATATGGGCAGCAGTTAGGGTCATTGACAAAGCTCGTTGACCACTGCCGCAGCCGCCTTCATCCATCCAATCCGGACGGCGGGCGACGAATTGGCGAATTGAGGCAGCGCGCTGCCGGTGATAGCGCTTTTCCATCCGACCGTATCGCAGTAAGCGTCATAGGCCACCTTGCCGAAATCCTCGCAGCGCGAGCAGATGTTTTCGGCGGCCCAATGGCACGGGATGCCCTGGACAGCGACGCATTTGGAGCAATCATCATCGGTGCAACCGCAAATTGCGCATTTTTGAGTCATTTTAGATTTCTCCATTTAGATGTTTTTCACAGAATTTAATGAATTCTACTAATTCCAAGCCTCATCATTTCACATCGGTTATGGATATCCATTAACAAGTGCTTAGATTGACCGTCCAGACCGTCTTTATCGATGACAAAATCAAAGGAGCTCATCAAAAAATCCAGGCGTGCAGTAGCACAATGATCAGCGTCAATCTTTATTTCCAACGCCTTACAGCCGCGAATTTCATGTCCTTCATGAGTAAGTATTTTGGTATTCATAGGTGTGCCGTCGGAGACGATGCGTATGCTATTTTTTTGCATGGCTGCTTCCTTTAAATATTTTCCTCGTTCTCGATTTCTTCTTCCTGGTCCGGCGCCGCCGCCGGCGCAGGCCTCGGCAACTCGATGGCCAGGTCCTCAAGGTCGGCGAGATCGTTCTCGACGGCGTCGAGCTCGGCAAAAATCATTTCGACCAGCATATCCTTTTTTTTGATGTCGCCGCCAACAGCAAAAATCCAATCCCCAGAACGAGATTGCACCAGGTGACGCACGGCGCCGTCGATGGCCGCCCATTTCACGCAAAACTGCACCAAGACCACGTCACGCAATAGATACTTTCCCTGTTCTCGGTCTAACTCCCAGCGGATCTTTTCTTCCTGGGCTCTCATTTTACCAAGCTCGGCGGTCTTGATCTCCTTGTGCATGGCATCGATGGCCGGATCCTCGCCGGGCGATGATTTGACTTTTTTAAGGTACCGCTCGGCATAGGCCCGGGCCTCGGCCTCGCTCACCGTGCCGTCGGCGTTGACCTTGATCAGGCCGGCCTTTTGATCGGCGTATAACTTAGATTTGGCTATCTTGTAACCCAGAGTCTGCAAAAACCGCACGGCATCCAGGCGATCGGCGAGCGGCACGCCGGATTGACCCGGCGCGTACTTCGCCGACAGCTCTTCGGCCTTGGCTTTCAGGGCTTTTTCGGCGGCCTGCCACTCTTCAAGATTTTTCTTCGAATCGTCGGCCTTATGGATTACAAATTTTTTCTCCTTCGTATTATATAAATGGTCCAACACACTCTTTTCGGAGTCGTTGCACAAGGCCTGCAGTTTATCGAATTCAGCTTTATCCATTTACAGCAGGATCTCCTGCGGCACCTTGCCGGCCAGATCCACGCCGGATTCTAAAAACACGCGCACCAGCTCCGGCCGCTTGCAGGCCTTGAAACTCTTACGCCCCAGGGTCGCAAGGAACGCAACGGCCATCGGATCATCGAAGATTCCCAGCTTCTCGCCCATGGCCAGCATTTCGGCGGTGGTCTTTTTGTCCAAATATTCGGCGTTGATGCGCCATTCGGCCGGTAAATCTATGCCCAGCCACTCGGCAATCTCCTTGCGATGGCTGGCCTCAACAGGTTGCCTATAGCCCTGGGCGACGATCAGCTCGATGGCTGCGCCAACAATATCGAAACACACCTGGTCGCGCTCCATGGCCGAGATAAACGACAAGGCTTTGTTCATATCCAGATGAAAATAGCCCGTTTCGTCATCGAATTCCTTTCCGTTCATTCCGGTCAGGCTGTTTCTTTTGGCAAACCATGCCGCCAGGTTCTCAGAGTTATGGCTGATCAAGGAGAACAGCAGCATTTTTAAAATCTTGGTGTCATCCCAGGCAAACTTCTCATCCATGATAAAGGGCTCGACGCGCTCGCGTATTTTCTGGCGGAAGAAAATCTCTCGGAAATACTCACCATGCCATGCAACGCGCGGCGCGGCGTCTTGTTCTGCAGCGACGTCCTGGCCCCTGGCTTCTGATTTGCTTTTGGTCTTGGCCGGCTTTTGCTTAGAAAGCTTGGCAAAGCAGGCCTTATCCAGGCAGGCCCGCTCATGGTAGACCTTGCCGGTCACCCTGATGACGGTCACAAACTGCTCGCAGGCCTTGCACTGCTCAAAGGGCGTGCTATAAAACGCATTGTAATCGTTATAACTGACCGAATCGTCGAACCGAAACCCGTTGGTGCGGTATTTTTTGCGCAGGCTGGATTTTTTCCAGTTGGATGAAAGAAAGTTATTCTGCTTTTGCTTAAAGCATTTTGAATTAAGGCAAATGGTCTTTTCGCCCTGATCCTGGGCAAAAAGCTGCTTTTGGACGTCGCTGTTGTTCGCACAAGCCGTGCACCCGGCCTTTTCGGTATCAAAATAGGCGCAGGATAGCTGCGGAGATTCGTTGTCGATCCTGTTTTTAAGCTCGGCCACGGTCATGCGGCCGCCCCAGCGGTCCGTCATCTCCTTAACCCAATGGTTGACCTGGCCGGCGCCCTCCAGCCGCGCGAGCTGCTCAAGGTGCCCATATTTGAGTTTTCCTTCATCCCACAGGGCCAAGACCTTTTTAGGCAGGATAAGCAATCGCACCCGCCGGCGGATATAGGCGGGCGCGATCCCCGTGCGCGATGACAATTCATCGACGGCGCCTTCGCCCTTGCGATCCAAATACAGCTTAAAATTCGTGGCTTCTTCCAACTCGGTCAAATCCTCGCGCTGGATGTTTTCAATGGTCATCACATCAAACGCTTCGTCGTCGGTGAGCTGCTTGACGATGGCCGGGATCGTTCCGCCCTCGATGCCGCCGTTCTGGCTGGCCACCAGGTGAGCAGCCCTAAAGCGACGCTCGCCGGCGATGATCTCGAATTCTACCAGCCTGCCGTGGTTCGGACAGTTTTTATCAGCGACCAGTTTCGACTCTGGATCATGAAACCTGCGCACCAGGATGGGCTCCAACACGCCCTTGGACCGGATCGATTCGACCAGGCCGTCAAATTTATCGCCGCAAAACTTCTTGCGCGGATTCCAGGGGTTCGGGCACAGGTTGCCCAAGGCTATCTGGGCGAAGGATTCTTGAATCTTTGTCATACATCACCGCCTTTCATTTATTGTTGGGGCCGCACCCAGCCTCACTTCGTAACCCACTTAATCACCTTTTCATCATCGTGGGACGATATCGTGCATAATGGGTCACGGTATTTTTTTACGTTTAGATTAACGGCGATACCAGATGCCAGTAATTTACTTACGGCAATCAAACCGGCGTGTTGTAGGCAAAGACTTATTCCGTCAATAACAACTGACGCTTGCCTGGAGCATTGTGGGAACGTCTCTCCGCCCACCCTTGAATCTATTGTTGCCTCGCATTTAACCACACACACCCCCTATCGCTGCGGCGTTACTTGTGTTGATCGTCGATGTAAGTAAACTCGATCCGGTTTACATCCAGGCTCGGCTTCCAATTATTCGCCCGGCAGAACATATCAATAAATTGGTCCGGGCTCATTTCCGGGAATCCTTCACGGCCGCAATCCTCTTTGGTGATCTTTGCCAATGGTTCCCACCTGGTTGATTCGACAACAATTTCACAAATCCGCACCACTTTTTCACCCTTTTTTAACCCCTGCGCTTTTTCGACGGCCTGCAGAACATCACCTGGTTTTAAAAAGGCCCACCCGATACGGCGAGTAACAGTCTTTTCGCGCCTTCTGACCTGCTCAGTTGTCATTGAAAAACTGATATTTCTTGGCATTTCTTCCCCTCATCCGCTGCGGCGTTAAAACGGAATATCGTCCTGCCCGGCATCTGACCCGCCGGTCGGCGGCGCCGCTTGCCCGCCAGAGGCCTCCGGGTAATCGTTGGGATCCCGATTGCGATCCTGTCCATTGCCAGCCGATCCTAAAAACTGCACTTCCCGGGCGATCACTTCGGTGATGTAATGCTTCTGGCCGTCTTTTTCCCAGGTTCGGGTCGCCATGCGGCCATCGATGTACACCTGCCGGCCCTTTTTAAGGTACTCGCCGCAGATCTCGGCCAATTTTCGCCAGGCCACCACCTTGGTCCATTCCACGGCCTCTTTTTTCTCGCCGCTAGTTTTGTCCTTCCACTCCTGGGAGGTCGCCACGCTAAAAGTCGCCACCGCGGTACCGTCCGCCATGTATTTGACGTCCGGATCCTGGCCCAGCCTGCCGATCAGGGTCACTTTGTTTACGCCAGCCATGCTATTTCTCCTTTTAACCGATCTTTTTTAGCCGCAGAACGCCGGCCGACATCAGCAGCCGGATATCGTCCAAGGCTCCATCGAGCAGGTCCAGGGCTTGCTCGGCCGCATGCCATCGGTCCTGGTCCTGCGGTGACAATCCGGGCTCAAAGTGCAGAATCACACATCCTTTACTCGATCCCAGGCTCATGCCGGCATCGGCGTGAGCCTTTAAAAACTCGGAAAGCGCCAGGATTGAAGCACTATTCCGCCAACTATCCGGCCTATCGGACACACTCCGGTCGACCGTAGCAGCAGACGCGCACTCAGGCGTCCCGCTGTATTTGCTCTGCAATTTAGTTAAAGCCGACATTTCACCACCGCTGTTTTTTGTTCATCCTCCCCAGCGACCGCGGGCGCCGCAAAATAGCCCGCGTCCAGGTGGTCCAGGCTGCGTCCAGGCAGAAACTTTCCACCTGGACGCGAATTTTAAAGCGATATCAGATACTTTGTTTATTGCGTCCAGGTGGTCCACCCTTTTTTAAAAATAATAGGATTTATTAAAACACATGTACGCGCGCGTGCGCGCACGCGTACACGTAGTTTGTTTGATTTTGCCTGGACGTGCCTGGACGCAAAAATATCTTTGCGAAATAATTGCCAAATTTGCGTCCAGGCAGAACGGTTTCACCTGGACGCAGCCTGGACGCGCCTGGACGCAAAATGAATTTCGTTCAAAAGCTTTAACCATTTTCAGGCACCGTCAGCAGGCCGATCCCTGAAATGTACCTCGGCCTGGTCCCATCGTCCATTTGCGGCCGGTACTGTTTAAGATTGGCAACGGCCGCGTACAGCTCGCGGAAAAAGTTTTCCTTGCCCAAAATCTTGTACCCGTTGGTGTCGGAATATTTCCGGTAATTTTTGTATAAATCATCGCGCTGGGCCGTATAATCATCACCCAGCACGCATTCATCCTCAACAAAACACAGTACCGGATTGTTTGACCGCCGGTGCTCCATGAGCAGCTGCCGGGTTTCCTGGCAATCGGTAAACCCTTTTTGCTCCCATAGCCGGTGCAAGCCCACCAGCGCCCAATGAAAGATCTCTGACAGCTCGGACATAAGCTTATCTTCCAAGAAGGGATCCCCATCTTCCAGGAACTGGCGCTTGAAACTGATCGGAAGAAGCCTTCGAAACGGTCCGTCTGAGTTATCTAATATCCTTGGCATGCGGTTGCCGGCGAAAACCAGCTTGCAAAATGGGCGAAATTCGAATGCATCCTGGTGTTTAAACGCTGCGGAAATAGGATCCCCGGACACAATGGCTTTAAAATACGAGCTTTCCATGGCCCTTGATCCAACTTCGGTGGAGATATTGAGCAATTTGTCGAACAAACTGGACCGGTGGAATTGGTCCTCCAGGTCCTGAAATGACACCGCGGCGCAGTTTTCAGGGCCCACCAGGGCGCGCAGCAGCGATAAAAGCTTTGATTTTCCATCGGCGCCCGGGCCCAGCAGCAGCAGCGCCTTTTCAAAGCGCACATCCCTGGTGAGACAATAGCCGGCAAACTCCTGCACCTGCAGAATAGGGCCTTCGGTCTGGATGGTTTCGGTCAGATATTGCAAAAAGCGTTGGCACTTGGCTGGCCGATCCGGATCGAATGTCACCGGAAGGCGATAGGTGGCATAAAATTCCTTGTCGTGCGTCCGGATCTCAAGCGTGCGCAGATTCAGCATACCGTTTTGAAGACATACCCAGTCTGTCTTATCGTTTAAGTTCCTGCCAAAAGGTATGACGCTCAAGCGCTTGGCCTGAAACGTGGCGTCCCGGGCCCGGCTCTGCTGCGCTTCATCACCAAGGTACTCGATGCAAGCCTTTTCGATATGATCTTCCTGGAATTTTTCAAAACAAATCCCATTCCAGCGATAGATCAGGCTGGATTCCGGATCGGTCATCAATGAAAATTCCCTGCATATCCGATCGGCCAGCAGCCGCGGTTTAAAAGATAGCCGGCCGTTGGGCCCGTGCTCGAAAAACTCCATGCAGTTGCATTGCGGTCCGGCATCTTCGGCAGTAAACAGCTTTGCATCATCGAGAAGATGCTTTAGGTCCATGACCGATTTTTTATGCTTGACAAAAAAGTCCGTCAGGTCCTCACCGTGATCGGCCGGCCAGGTACCATCGGAAAGTTTGCCCATGTAATCCGGCCAGGTGAGCAGGCGCACGGTCCTGGCTATTTTTAAAAGTGAGGTTGCAGCGTATTTTGCGTATTTTTGCCCGGGCTGATCCGCGTCGTAAGCGATGATCACGTCACGGTTGGCAAACGGCGTTTTGTGGTCATCCGACCAGTACTTGGTTTTGCTGGTCTGGGTGATGGCATTTAGGCCGTTTGAAATTGCACAGATCGCGTCGGCCTCGCCCTCGACAATCAGAACGGCACCGGTGTTCAGGTCGGGCTTTGCCGGAAACAGGCGAGCAGATCCGCACCCAGGCCCGAATGAAAATATCTTCATCGCTCCAGCGCCTGGTTTGTAGCAACGAATATTTTGCAGCACGCCGGCCGTGTCAAAAACAGGGATGGCCACGCGGTCCGGGTTCCTGATGTCGACTATAACACCCTGTGTTTTATCCCACCTGCAGGTCTGGATCCTGAGATCCAGACGATCGATGGCTGCTTCGGTCCAGCCACGGACCTCTAAAAACCGCTTGCGCCAGGTGGCCGGCATTGTCTCCATCTTGGCCCAAGCCCTGGCGAGCTCGGCTGCAGGTATGTTGTGGCAGGCCTCGCCATCGTCGGTCTTGTCAGGAGCGGCTGTTTTTTCCGGCCGGCGTTCAGGTCCTCGATCGCCTCGATCCGGATCCGCGTGGAGCGGGATATTGAACATGCGGCAGAAGGACTTGAAATCATCGGTCAGGTTTCCGGAGCCTTCGACATGCGACCACATCTTGATCAGGTCGCCCGAGGCGCCACAGGTAAAGCAGTTGTACCGGTCTTTGCCGTAGTTGTACCCGAAGGATGGATTCGAGTCCTCGTGAAATGGGCAAAGGCCGTGCAGCTCCGACTTGCTGGCCAGGTGCTCCTTGACCGTGAACAGCCGGCGCGCGATCCGCTCTCGTTCCTCAGTACTTAGCTTTTCTGCTTTGCCCATTTTGCGCCTAATCAGATTCTATAATGATTACAGTATATTGAAATCTAATTGAATTCAGCATAAAAAATCTATCTTCCGTATTCCATTCCATTCTGGGATTTTAAC